CCGATTCTTCTGATTATTACAGAAAACCTGATGACGAGGACGGAAGTAGCTATGCCAACAGATAACTTTGAAAGCTGGAACCTGCCGGGTTTTCAGGAGTATGAGGCGAATCGTAGAGCCGGTAAGCAGAGAACTTTTGGTGATTCGAAAAAGAGTGAGCACTACGGCAAGCCAATTGTCGATCCAGAAACTGGTGCCATTAATGCCACACGAGGCATGCCTCTCACTGAGCACACCGACAAGTACGGCAATACTCCAGAGAAGTTCTAAACTTAAGTATAAATAGTTATAGGGATTCAGAGGAAGATTAGGTGTATTGATAATGGGTAATGAAGAGCAAGAACATTACCGTAAACTTGAAAATTATACCGGTGATATTCAAAATTATCCCGTTGATATTGAAAATGATCCCATTGATTTTGTGGAGCATGTACAAGATCTGCAGGAAGCGGACCTCGCCGCTAAAATCAGAGGTCTTTACTCAAATAATCAGGGCAACCGTCGTCCCGACATGTCATTCCATCCGGGCAGATCAGTAGACCGTGAATCCATGTCCGGTATGTTTGAGGCTACCGGCAGAATTCCCGAAGATGTTTCTGAAGGTATTGAACGGGAACCTAAGGAGGACTGATGAACCCATATTCTCCGTGGATGGGTGGAATGCACCCTCGTACCAGAGGAATGTTCGGCCCGAGGCAGGGTCTTAGCCCTTACGCCAGCCGTCAGCGTTTCATGGCTCCCATTGCTCGTGACACCATGGCTGACCCATACGTCAACGAGCTTTTCTACGATGCTCCACGTCGTGGTGGCTACGGTGGCTACCGTAGCTACGGTTACTGATAATGACTATCAAGCATTATTTTTCAGAGCGTAGCCCTTACGACGTTCAAGGTTTCCGAAATTTCTCCACGATGGGCACGACTGCTGAGGAGCAGGAAGTACCGGGACGTGAGGCTCGGGAAAGCCCGGAAGAACAGATGCTTGAGCAGATGGAGGGTTCGGAGCTGCACTCATGATGCCGTTCCAGCAACCAATGAAGAACCCGTTCAATAACCCTATTGGCGGGAAATCTGCGGGAGGTCGTCCAAAGCGTCTCGGCGGGAAGATGGTTATTCTTCAGCAGCCGGATACCCCAGACGGCTTTGAGATGTCGAACACGACACCTGAAGTTCTTCAGCAGGTTCAGCAGAACTACATGGGTGGCCTTATGCCGCCCGGACTGAGTTCCAAGCGGTACGACCTCGGTGGTGTAAATGATCGCCGCCGCCGCAATATTTCTAAGGGCAACGCCCTACAAAATCAGCGTAAGTGGACTTAAGGAGTTCTCATGGGTACTGCACAGCAGGCACTGGATCTAGCTAGACAGCAGATTGGATACGTAGAAGGTCCACGAGATAACCAAACTAAATTTGGTGAGTGGAGCGGTTATAACTATCAACCTTGGTGTGGAAGCTTCGTCAATTGGATCCTAGAATTTTCTGGAACTCATGGCGAGCCTTCAAGCGTGTATACGCCGTCTGGTGCTGCGGCTTATAGGAGTTCAGGTCAGTGGATCCCCAGAAATTCCGGGGATGTCCGACCCGGAGATATCGTCTATTTCGACTGGGCTGGTTCAGAGAACACTGGCGCAGTGGATCACGTAGGCATAGTAGAGCAGCCGCTCGCAGATGGCCGTATCCAAACTATTGAAGGCAACACTTCCAGCGGTGAGTACGGAAGTCAGAGTAACGGTGGAGGCTGTTATCGCAGAGTCCGTCCCCGTGGAGTTATCGCTGGCTTTGGTCGCCCCAAGTACACTGCCGACAACAACTCCCCTTACAATCCAACGAGCAATGTTAATTGGGCTGAACTTCGCAAGTTTGTTGCTGCCGTCCTCATTAATGAAATTGGCGGCATCGGCACCCTTCAGAAGGGAAGCAAGGGTGCTCAGGTAGTTTCACTACAGAAGGCCCTCAATCTCATTGCAAATGCTGGTCTTTCAGAAGACGGTGATTTTGGAAATTCCACTAGAGCATCGGTCATCGCATTCCAAAAGTTCTTCAAGCTAGCTGGAGACGGTGTCGTCGGCCCGCAGACCAAAGGCATGCTTCAAGTATGTCTGGCTAACATCAAAGCTGGCCGGTAAGTACTCAGCTTCCTTTAGTGGTAGAAAATCAGTAATATAGACTGATACCCACAATCTAAGGCTTTCCTGACGTGCTGAACTTCTTTCCACCCTCGTACCGTGCCGCTTCTAGTGACCTTACGGTCGCTGTTTCACCACTAGGTCTAGTAGAGCTGGCAGACGAGGAGTTTGAACTTCACGGGCCTCGCATGAACCGATATGCCTCTAACTGGGCTTGGTATCTGGGTCACCACTGGGCATATAAGCGTGAAATTGGGGATTCTCAATTAACATTTAATTATGTTAAAGCCCTTTCGGATTACGTCACGAACTTCACCTTCGGTAAGGGCGTTCATTTTGATTCTCCCGAAGCGACTCAGGCGATTATTCCACATCTCCTGAAAAAGGTTTGGGATGACGATAACGACAAGAACACTGTTCTTTGGGAAATCGGTCAGCTAGGTAGCGTCTCCGGTGATGTGTTCGTCAAGGTTGCTTACGAGGAACCGTTTGTGGATCCTGCTGGTCAGCCGCAGCCCGGAAAAATCCGCATCCTTCCGCTGAACCCAGCATTCTGTTTCCCAGAATTCCACCCGCATGACCGGCAGCGGTTCATCAGGTTCAAGCTGAAGTACAAGTTCTGGGGCACTGCACCGGACGGTACCCGTCAGATCTTCACGTACACCGAGCTTCTGACTGATGAGATGATTGAAGAGTACGTCAACGACGAACTCATCGATTCTCGTCCCAACCCTCTTGGCACGATTCCTATCGCCTATGTGCCCAACCTTCCCGTGGCGTCTAGCCCTTGGGGTCTTGCGGACATCAACGACATCGTGTCGCTGAACCGTGAGTACAACGAGAAGGCCACCGAAATTTCGGACATCATCAATTATCACGCAGCGCCAGTTACCGTGATCACAGGTGCCAAGTCGACCAACTTGGAGAAAGGTCCGAAGAAGGTCTGGACCATTGGCAGCAAGGACGCTCACGTCCAGAACCTGACCATGGACACCAATCTGTCAGGTCCGCTTGGTTACATGGAGATGATCAAGACAGCGATGCACGAGATGATGGGTGTGCCTGTCTCTGCTCTTGGTCAGATGAACCCAATTTCCAATACCTCTGGGGTATCCCTACACATGCAGTACCTGCCACTCATGCAGCGGTACCAGCACAAAAAGATCCAGTACACGAAGCTGTTCAAGCGCATCAACGAGCTAGCCATCAAGTACACCGCTCTGTACGAGCCTGACTGGTTGAAGTTCAACCCGTACATCGCTGGTGTTGCTCCGAAGGCCGATCAGTACATGGAACTGGATCCACAAGATCCAGTGACTTACAAGACCTCAGTTGACTGGCCGTCACCTCTACCGATGGATGCGCTCATCAAGCTGAACGAGATTCAGGCAATGATGCAGATGGGTCTGGAATCCAAGCGTGGAGCGATCAAGGACATGGGCGAGGGCTTCCCAGATCAGAAGCTGCAGGAAGTATTTGAGGAACTCATTGAGGACTCCAAGACTCAGGGTGCCATGAACCTCCTCACGTCCCAGATTTCTCAGCTCATTATTGCCGCTACCGGCATGACCCCAGACGGACAGCCTCTAGTAATTCCGGGGGTTACTGGAACTGATGAGAGCGGTAATCCTACTGGTATGGCACCAGCTATCGATCCAAATCTCGCTAATGAGATTATGGCAAGGGCTTATCAAATTTATCCTCCACAACGTGAGGATTATGACAACGACTAGGCTGTGCGAACATATGCGGCCTATTTGTGATATAAATAGGCATAGTTACGGACCACTAATTCACTGAGGTATAAATCATGACAACAGGAAATGAAAACACGATCACTGACACCAATGATGGTTTTATCGTCGGTGCTGATCCCAAAGAGCCACCACGCACGACTGCTGAGTGGGGAAATATTGATAGTGAGGTATCTCTTTCTCAGCAGCCTGTGGTAGTTACCGATCAGGTGGCTCCAACAGACGGTCGTGATGAGCGATTCTTCACCAGCGAGGACATTGAGCGTGTCCGTCGTGAGGAGAAGGACAAGCTGTACGACCGCATTTCATCGATGGATGAGCAGCTTAAGTCACTGGCTGCAGAGCGTGAAGAGCGTGAGCGGGCCGAGGAAGCCGCCCGTCAGGAGGCTGAAACCCTCCGTCGCCAGAAGGAAGAAGAGACCATGGAGGTCCGTGATCTTCTAGAGCGACGTGAGCAGGAGTTCAACGAGCGTATCAACGAAATTCAAGAAACATACGAGCGAGATCGTGCTCTATTTGAGCAGGAAAAGCGCCTTATGGAACTTGATCAATACCGGCAGGCAATTGTCGACCAGAATGCTGAATACATCATGCCAGAGCTTCGGGATCTCATCCGGGGTAACACTGAGCAGGAAATTGAGTCATCTGTCGAAGAGATGCGAAACCGGACTGCTATTATTATGCAGAACATGACTGAAGCTGCTACGCAGCAGCGCCAGTCCATGCGAGGGGTAGCTCCAACGGCTCCCCCCGTAGGGCCAATGGAAAATTCAGCGGAGTACCAATCGTTGAGTCCTGAAGACATCAGGACGATGGACATGGAAACGTACCGAAAGTATCGGGATCGGCTCATTCCTGCTGCCTCGCAGGCATATCGTCGGGGCGGCATGTAAGCCAACCCAATCTACCAATTAAAATTTTCCTACGGAGGGAATGACAAAAATGGCTTTCCAGCTACCTGCTAACTCAGGCATTACCGGTACCGGTCGTGTCGCTACGGGTGTCGAAGGTTCTGCGTTCGGTGCTGCCGCTGATCCTTCAGCGCCAACCGCCGCCAACGTACAGGGCTATGGCTCCTCACCCGTCGCCGGTACTACGCTGCTCTCACCAGCGATTCAGACGATTTGGTCGAAAGAGATCCTCTTTCAGGCCATGCCCGTCCTTCGTTTCGAGCAGTTCGCAGTAAAGAAGACCGAGCTTGGTGTTATGCCGGGTCTTACCGTCAACTTCATGCGTTACAACAACCTCCCGATTCCTTCGGGTCCACTGGTTGAAGGTATCCGTATGAAGACCCACGGTATCTCAGCCCAGCAGTACCGCATCACTGTTGCAGAGCAGGGCTTCGCTGTCGCCGTTTCAGAGCTTCTTCTGAACGCATCATTCGATGATGTCATGGCTTCAGCTTCACGCCTCCTCGGTCGTAACATGGCACTGTTCATGGACATTCAGGCCCGTGACACCCTTCAGTCAGCTAGCTCAGTCGTCAACGGCTACGCTAAGGACGCTGAACTCACCAACGGGTACGGCATCTACAACTCCGGTTCACAGGCTGCCACGCTCACCGAGCTTAAGAATGGTGAAAAGCAGTACAACCTCACCCCAGCGGCTGTCAAGGATGCCGTGCTTGAGCTTTCAAGCAAGAACATCCCACGGCTAGGTGAGACCTACGTCTGCTTCATCCACCCGGCTCAGAGCCGTCAGCTTCGTGATCATCCTGAGTTCATCGAAGTCACCAAGTACGCTGCCCCCGGCAACTTCATGCTTGGTGAGATCGGTCGTCTCTACGACGTGGTCTTCATTGAGACCACTCAGGTCGGCACGGTCGCTGACGCTGGTGAAATCATCACCACCTATAGCGATGGTTCAGCCCTTG